ATGACTGTAAAACTAAGGTATCGTGGTGTTGAGTACACAAGAACAAAGTAATTAACTTAACATGAAAACAATTGCACTAGCCCTAGCGGCAACATCTTTCGCTACTGCTCCTGCAATGGCTGGCGTTTATGTAAACGCTGAGTCCAACGCATCTTATACAGGAAATGATTATACTTCCCGTACTACTGATCTACACCTAGGATATGAAGGAGACGTGGGTAAACTTGGATACTATATTCAAGGTGGTCCTGCACTCGTTAATGGTGACGGTGTAGATGGTTCAACTGATTTCTCAGGTAAGCTCGGTGCTTCCGTAGCTGCTTCAGAGAAGTTAGATGTTTACGGAGAAGTTTCATTCATTACTGATGAGACTACTGACACTGCCTACGGTACAAAGATAGGCGCAAAATTCAAATTCTAAATTCTAACTATGGCACATCAATCATCTAAAGAGAAAGCTCATCCTGTTTCATTTCAACCTATTGATTATAGTAAACTAGATACTAGTCCTAGTGACTACCAACCTCCTGGTGTTGATGAAGAGCCAGAGTATGAATCCCTTGAAGAAGCACTTACAGCTTAACGAATTATGGTTAGGGGTCTTCGGACTCCTAGCCTTTTTCATTATGGTAGAGATATTGCACGTCAACTACCATAGAAAAGCTCACCCGCATTGTGCAAGTATAGAAGCACCTCAGAGTCGGACTTCTATATAATTGGCATTGGCCCTTACGAGGATACCCTTTGCCGTCTAGACGGTGGGATAGACCACGCAAATAAAAATAGCGCAAAAAATTTCAGCTGAAGAAAGTACATATCTTTTTAATTTATCCCATATAAATGGCACATCAAAGTTCAGTCAACCCGTCCCAGGTTGTCCAGTTAGGTCAATCTAATTTATCGGGTGATACCAGAGCCCTCTACCTCAAGCTGTTTAGTGGTGAGATGTTCAAAGGTTTCCAGCGTAACACAATCGCTAGAGACTTGGTTATGAAGCGTACCTTGAAGAATGGTAAGTCATTACAATTCATCTTCACTGGTCGCACAACCGCTGAGTATCATACACCAGGTAACAGTATACTAGGTAATAGTGATAAGACTCCTCCAGTAGCTGAGAAGACCGTCACCATTGACGATCTACTTATCAGTTCAGCATTCGTTTATGAATTGGATGAGACACTTGCACATTATGACCTACGTGGTGAGATCTCTAAGAAAATCGGTTACTCTCTTGCAGAGAAGTATGACCGTCTAATCTTCCGTAGTATCGTTAAAGGTGCTCGTAAGGCTAGCCCAGTTTCAGCAACAAACTTCGTAGAACCAGGTGGATCACAGATCCGTGTGGGTACAGGTAATGCTGATGACGCAATCAATCCTGATCTACTAGTAGCAGCATTCTATGATGCCGCTGGAGCACTAGATGAGAAGGGTGTAAGCTCTGACGGTAGAGTAGCCGTACTAAACCCACGCCAATACTATGCTCTTATTAAGGGACTAGATGGTGCAGGTCTAGGTGCTTACTTAGTAAATCGTGACAAGCAAGGGGATGCTCTCCAATCAGGTAAGGGTATCTATGAAATTGCTGGAATCAAAATCTACAAGTCTATGAACGTTCCTTTCTTCGGAGAGTACGGTACTAAGCTTGGTGGAGCTGCTTCTGGTACTAACCCTGGCATCACTGATGTAGGAAACAAAGGTTCCTTCACACAGGTATCCGTTGAAGATGCACGTAACTCAGTTACAGGTATCAACAATGAGTATGGTACACAATCTAACTTCATGAACACATGCGGAGTTATCTTCCAGAAGGAAGCCGCTGCTGTTGTAGAAGCTATTGGACCACAAGTTCAAGTAACTTCTGGAGACGTCTCCGTGATTTATCAGGGTGATGTGATTCTCGGTAGACTCGCTATGGGAGCCGACTATCTAAATCCAGCTGCTGCTGTTGAGCTATACGCTGGTACTGGAACTGCACCTGCTGCATTCTAAACCTTATATACGGGGGGCTTCGGCTCCCCACCCTAACTAATTAATATTATGCCTTTTCCAACCACTAACGCCACTGCCGAATTACCTGCCATAAATCAAATATTGTCGTCCTGTGGTCAGGCACCTGTAACCACGTTGGACACTACCAACCCTGACGTTGCGATAGCATACGACACGTTATTACAGGTAAATAGGGAAGTACAAGCTGAAGGATGGACCTTCAATAGAGAGAATCATTATGAATTTACACCTGCTACAGATATTGTAGATGGTGAAGCTCGTAAAGAAATAGATATACCAAATAATATATTACAAATTAAACTTACTGAAAATGTAGATAATATAGATTATGACGCAGTAAGAAGAAGTGGTAAGTTATATGATAGAGTACATCATAGATATAAATGGCCAGACCATGATATAGTAGAATGTGATGTTATATGGGAATTTGACTGGATAGATATACCTGAACCCATACAAAATTTCATTGTAGCTAGAGCAGCTAGTTTAACATCTCAAAGAATAATAGGTGATTCTAGACAGTATGAGATGTTACAACAACAAGAAGCTTTTGCTAGATCTACTGCTTTAGAATATGAAACACAACAAGGTCAATATTCAATCTTCGGACACCCATACGATAGAACAAACTATTACAACAGCTACAAGCCCTATCAAGCACTTCAAAGATAATGCCAGCAATCAGTCAAAGAATAGATAATTATCTCGGTGGAGTATCCAGACAAGCAGATGATAAAAAATTACCAGGTCAAGTTAAAGAATGTCTTAACGGTTATCCAGATCCTACATTTGGACTTACTAAAAGACCTGGTTTTAAATGGATTGCTAATTTAGGTACTGGTACTGCATATGATAATGCAAAATGGTTCTATATAGCTAGAACTAAAGATGAAAGATACATAGGATGTATAACACCTAAACCAGCATCTGGTGTTTTATATGGTGGTGTACATGTATGGAATGTAGATGGTACTGCATGTACTATTACTCAACCAGGAGGTAATCCAGTATATATCAATTCTACAGATAGAGAAGATTATGATATATTAACTGTACAAGATACTTCTATTATAATAAATAAAGCAGTTACAGTTACAAAACAAGCAGATCCTACATTCAATGCTAATAGAAAAGCTACACTCGTACTAAGTGGATCACCAGTTAGTAATACCTATACAGTTATAGTTGAAGGTAATACAATCACACATACTAGTAATGCTAGTGGTACATATGATTCTATATTAACTGCACTTAAAAGTTCTATTGATGCTTTAAGTATATCTGGATTAACAACAACTAAATATAGAGAAACATTACATTTAGCAGATAGTAATTCTGCTATAACTATATCTGCTAGTGGTGGTCAAGGAGGAGATGCTATATATGTATTTCAAGATCAAGTAGATAATGTAGCACAGTTACCAGAACAGTCATTCAATAATCATCTAGTCAAGGTTATGAATACTAACTCGACTAATGATACATACTTTGCTAAGTTTATAGCTGATAATGGTACATCTGGTCCAGGTCACTGGGGAGAAGGTTTAGATCCATCTAAATCAGCAGGTCTTACTGCTTCAACCATGCCTCATGAACTTGTTAATACTTCATTAAATAACTTTACATTTAGAGAAGCTACTTATACAGCAAGGACTGTAGGAGATGATACAACAAATAGTCATCCTAGTTTTGTAGGAGCTAAAATACAATCAGGTTTCTATTTTAATAGTAGACTTGGTTTTTTATCTGATGATAATGTATCAATGAGTCAGTCTCAAGATTTCTTTAACTTCTATCATACGTCAGCACAGACAGTAACAGCTGCTGATCCTATAGATTTAAGAGCTTCTACTATTAAACCTGCTACTTTATTTTCTGTTTTACCTACTACTCAGGGTTTACTCTTATTTAGTAAGGATCAACAGTTTATGATGTCTGCTGCTGATGGGGTTCTTACACCAACAACTACTAATATTCGTGTTATATCTAGTTATGACATGGAAACAGATATAACTCCTGTAGATATGGGTGGTGTAATACAGTTTGTAAGTAAAACACCTAGTTATACACGTACCTTTGGTATGCAAACCTTTGGTCAAGATGAAAACCCTAAGATTTTAGATATTGGTAGAGTTGTTAATGAGTGGGTTCCAGCTTCAGTTGATACACTGATTGCTAGTCCTCAAAATAAGTTCATAGCAATGTCAGATCAATCATCTAGATTTGTATATTTCTATAGAACTTATAATGATGGTAAAGAGACACTTGTTGAAGCTTGGTTTAACTGGGAATTACCAGGAACTGTACAGACTATTGCTGTTGACTCAGATGATTTCTTTGCAGTTACTAAACAAGGTAGTCAGTTTACTTTATCTCAATCTAGTTTAAGTCAAAGTCCTAGTGATGCTATCATTGTTAATAATGATGGATCTAGAATTAATCCTTGTATGGATTTATATAAAGAAGCACCTAATGTAACATATAGAGCAACTGAAGATTTTACTAAATGCTATATACCTTGGAATAATGTATCTGGATTAACTCCTGTTATAGTAATTAAAGGTACAACAGCTACAGGACAGTTCATTGAATCTGGATTTACTACAACACCTACCGTAGCTACCGATACAAATTGGGCTGCAAATACTGCTTATACAGTAGGAGATGTTGTTGTTAATGATAGCGATAAAGTATATACATGTGATACTGCAGGTACTTCTGCAGGTTCAGGTGGACCTACAGGTACAGGATCTAATATAACAGATGGTGGTGCTAGATGGGATTACTTAAGAACTGGTAGTACTTACTTTAAAGTACTTAGAAAAGATTTAACAAGTGTAGCATCTGATGTAGTAGTTGGATGGAAATATGATTATGATATTGTATTACCTAAAACATATTACAGAGGAGATGACCAAGGCAAAATAACTGATTTTACAGCAAATTTAACTGTTAATAGAATGAAGTTTGCTTTAGGTCTTTCTGGTGTATGTGGATTTAAACTTAAATCTACAGGTACAAGACAAGGTAAAAAAGAATATACTGGTGATGGATCTACAACTATATATAACTGGATTGATGAAGATCTATCTTATGTAGATTCAGATCAAGTTAAAGTAAGTTTAGATGGTGTTATTACTACAGCATTTACTGTATCTGCACTCAATCAGATTACATTCAGTTCTGCACCAGCAAACAATGTAAAAATATTAATATATCTTGATGAATGGTATAACTTAAATCCGACAACTATAGCTGATACATACTTAGGTAATGATATTGCTATTAAAGATCAGTCAGTTGTACAGATACCAATACATCAAAGAACAGATAACTTCCAATTAAGAGTGTTCAATGACTCACCATTCCCTGTGTCTATAAACTCAATGATGTGGGAAGGACATTACTCACCAAGATTTTATAGGAGGGCTTAACATATGATATTACCAATATTAGCTGGAGCTGCTTTAGGAGGACTAGGCGGAGCAACTATGGCTAGTGGTGGTTTTGCATTAGCATCCCAAGCAGCTTTAATTGGAGCTGGTGTAGGTGCCTCAGTTGGAGGTAGTATATACGGTGGTCAGATGGCTGCTGGTGCTGCTTCAGAACAAGCAGAACTACAGAACCAATATGCAGAGAGACAGTACCAATATAACCTAGATATGTGGGGCATGAAGAAGCGTCAGCTTCAAGCCCAACGTGATGAAACAATTCAACGTATATTAGTTTCTGCTAGTAATGAAAATAAATCAAGAATATATAAAGATGCTGCAGCTGCAGATAAATACCAATATGATTTATTAATAAGAAATAATCAACAGTTAGGAAATGAACTAGCTTTCAAACGTTCTGAAGATATCTATACTCAGACTATTGACATGAATGACATATCAGCTAAGGCTGCTATGGATAGTGAAATTAGTCAATTACAAGAGATAGAAGATGAACAAAGATTTCAGAAAATTGATTCTTATATAGAACATATTCAAAATGAAGGTAAATTGAGAGCAATGGGAGCTTCAGGTAGAAGTATAACTAAAGCTGCTCAATCTTCATTAGCTGATCATGGTAGACAGATGGCAATGTTAAATGCAACTTTAGATAGTGCTAGTACAGATACTAAATATGCATTAGAAGAAATTATAAGAGATAAAACTTCAGCTGATTTAACAGCTTATGCAGCTAAAATGTTAGAACCAGGTGAAATACCACTACCAGTTAAACCGAGACCAATACCGATTGCTGATGTTTCTTTACCTAGAGCATTACAACCTTATGACTTCGGACCAGAGCCGGTAATGGGAGCTATGGCTTCACCATCTGCTGCTGCTAATATGGCATGGGGTAATACTATTACAAGTATAGCAGGTACTATAGGTAACGCTGCGATAGGAATTGCTACCATGGATTAATTAATTATGAGTAAACCAAGATACAAGCGTGGTCGTAGATCGACACGCTTTAAAAACTTAGCTGATGGTCTACGGATCGGAGTTAGTCAACAAGAAGCTGCAACAACTAGAATTACTGAACAATTAAAGCAAACTCAAAGACAACAAGCTTTTGGGTCTCAAAATTTCATTTCTGGTTTTGAAAGTACTGCTATGGCTGAGTGGAGAAATTTAAAAGAAATCCAACAGTTTAAGAGTGATAAAAGACAACATTTAGTAGACGCTATCACTACACGTAATAAAACTGATCTTGAAAGACTTAATCAAGAAGTTAAGCTAAAACAAGGTGAGTATGAATATTGGAAAGATTTAAGTCCTAAGATGGCTAAAGCTGCTAGAGCTTTTGTTGAAGGTGGTCTTAGATTTGGAGATATGTTACATGGTATGATAGAATGGGAAAGAGAAGATGTACAAGAAAGAATTGATAATACTGCTCTTCCTCAACAGAAATTAAATTTTACACTTAGTAAGGAAAACCTTGACCAAAAAGAAAAGCTTTCTCAAAATGGAAATGTTGAATTAGCTAGAACACATGATAAAAGTGGTTTAAAACTTAGTAGTTATTGGGCTCAAAGGAAATTATTTAAATTAGTTAGAGAAAATAAGACACTTTATAAAAATCTTATTATAGAAAGCTGGAATAAGGATAATGGTGAGAAGTATCAATATCAAGAAAATAATGCCATGGAAGTCATGGACTTCGGTGCTAGAGCATTATTAAATGAATTTGGTATATCACATACTTCTTCAGCTGGTAAAGAGCTTATTTTAGAATTTAGAAAGATAGGTCTTTTAGATGCTAATCATAAAGCTGATCAAAGGAAAGCTAAAGAAACTTCAGAATCAATAGAACAGAGTTTAGATATACTAGAAACAATTTTAGCTAATCCTAATTCTACTCAGAGTGAAAAGAATTTAGCTTTAAATGATTTAGTTTGGACTATTGAGAATGGGTATTATATTAAGGATGGAAAAGTTCTTAATCCTAATAATGCTCAACAAAGATTAAGTAAAGCAGATTCTGGTATTACAGCATTCAGATACTTAGCTGATAGAAATCTTCCATATTTTAATAGTAGAGCAGAATATGAAGAATTCTTTGGTAATATGGTTATTCCTGGTGAAATACTTGAGTGGACTACAGATCAAGATATAAGTGATCCAGCAGTGCCTTCACCAGGTAGCGTTACTTGGAGGACTAAGTTAGGTCCAAGGTATGAAAAGGAAGTAATGGGGTATATTGATAAAATGCTGGAAGCTAAAGCTACAGCAAACGATCTAAAGAGAAAAACAGATGGTAATATAGCATATACTCAGGAACAAGCAAACAGACAAAAACTTATTGACGAAGGTGTAGATATAACTAGTCAGGAATTCTTATTTAAAAAATGGGATGAAATATCTAAACTACCTATAGATGAAACAAGTAGAGAAAATTTATACGCATTATATGGTTATAATCATAAAGATATACAAAACTTAGATTTATATAAAGCATTCAAAACAGCTGAATCTGAGGGTGATGAATATCAAATGGTCAGGTTGATTAATGGTTTAGGTGAAGGTAAAGCTAAGAAAGCACTTCAAAATAACTTACGTGTACATAGACAAATAGTTGAATATGGTGGTCATAAGAAACTTAATAAAAATATTTCTCTTATTATAGGTGGTGATGGTACATCAGATTATGAAGGTTCAACAATCCTTACACCTAGTGGGAAAGATGCAAGAGATTTCTTTACGGCAAGAGTAATACAAGCATTAAAGAATGATCCCAATTTAACTGTTGAAAAAGCCATTGAGGAAGAACAAAAAGAATTTGATAAAGGTAGTGGACTTGGTGCTAGTGGTATTTATAGAGTAGCTCGTAGACCAGGTAATGCAAAAAAAGGTAAGTATTATTATAACTTTATGGGTGATAATGAGAAGAAATATAATATGGTAAATACCTATTTAATTAGTCCTGTAGAAGCTGTACTACATGCAAAAGATTTAGGATTGGATCTAGGAAATCCTACTATAGATGACGCACAAGCATTAAAAATATTACATAGTACTAATTATGAAAGTTGGACTATAGAAGACTTAAATAGGTTAGCTCAAGTATTTGCAGTACCAGGAGAAACTCCAGGAAAACTAGATTTTGAAGAAGGAAGTAAAAATGAAGATATATTATTTAATTTATTATATGATGCTAGATTCATAGCACCTAAACCAGTAAAAACTATTGCAGACAGAATAATAAATAAATCTGAATTAAATATTGAAAAGAATTTTCCAGAATTAGCTAAAAAAGTAGACTGGTATAAGGAGATAACTGGTAAATCAAAGAAAGAAATATATGATTTACTTTTTAAAAATTATAACATTAAAGATGCTAATGATAATTTTGTAACGTTTCCACTACAACAATCTGATGTTGACAATTCTTCAGATACTAAAGATAATAATCAGGAAGCTTCAACTCTTATAAATGCAGTTAAAGAAGAAACAGGTAAAACTCCTATAAGTAAGACTGTAGATTTACAGGTGAGTGGAGGGCTGAGTAAGTACGAAGCTTTTTTTAAACTTAATAATATATCATACCAGGTTGCTGTCAATAACGAATTTGTAACTGATTGGGAAGGTATTATTAATTCAAATGGTCTAGCTTATGTAAAAGATATAGATATGGATCTTATTTATAATGCTTTTTTTGGCTATCAATATAACGTAAATTATACAAACTTAGGTAATCTAACACCAAAACAAGCTGAAGCCCGTGCTAAGGAATTAGGCATTACTCCTAAAGAATTCAAAAATCGTATAAGAGGTAGTAAATAATGAATGATGAAGAACAAATTATTGAAAATTCTAATCAAGAAATTGCATATGAGTTTTCTCCAGAAGCTATAGGACTACCTCCTATTGAACCAGAAGTTATACCACCAGAAAATAGTGGTTCTTTTGTGTATCCTCAAGCTAGTGATATACAAAGATTAACTGGTTCAGATTACTATTCTCAATTCTATAACCCTCAAGGTTATAAAGCTGCCTTTAATAGTTTTATAGGTAATAGTACCGTAGATCTTTCTATACCTGAAAATGAACAGTTAATGAAAGATGAATATAATAACTGGAGATTATTAGGTAGAAAAAGATCTTGGAAGAGTTTAGGTTTTCCTTATACTTCAGAAGAATTTAAAGAACAAAGGAAAAAATTAAGAAATGAATGGTATTTAAAATATCATGGTATGCCTTATGAACAGTATAGAAGTTTAAAGATGGAAGCAAATGGATCTAGTCCTAACTCAGGATTTTATCCAGGTGCTAACCGTCCTTTAGAATCTATGAAAAATAACTTTCAGGCATTATCAGTACCAGGATTAGCTTATGCTGACTTCACAAATGATGCACTAGGTACAGTTGTTCCAGGTTATAATAAACTTGATGATAGATGGGATCAAGCAACTCAGTTAGATAATCCAATCCATCAAGGTATAAGACAGATACTTTCTATTGTATTACCTGCTATCCATACTGGTGGTAAAACACATTCTGTATTAGCTCAGAATCAGGCTATACAAAATATGCCTAGATTACAAAAGGCTTTAGTTGAAATAGGAGCGTATGGATTAGCTGATGGAGCTGTTACACTACTTAGTGATACAAGTGAAGATCATAATGCTGCTAGAGTTGTATCTGATTTAATACCTGGTTTATTTGGTTCAAAAGGTATATTACCTTTACCAGAAGCATGGAAAACTAAAGATTCCCAAAGTCCTGCTGCTAGAAAAGCAATGAATTTTTGGGAAAATAGTGTTCTTAGTACATTTGGTACAATTCTTGGTGTTTTTTTAGATTCTAGATCAGCTAGTAAAACAGCATTAGATTATCTTGAACCTATTGATGAATCAGCTAAAAAATATAAACAACTTGAATTACTTAAAGTTTCAAGTAATGAAGATTTGATTGAATTACAAAAACTTAATACATTACTCTCATCTAAGAAGTTAAATAGACAGACTGAAAAACAGATAATGGATGAGATAATGTCTATTGAAGCAAGATTAGGTACAAATGGTGATTTAGATCAAGCTTTAAAATACAAAGAAGTTACATCTGGTATGGAAGCTGATGCAGCTGCTAAACGTAAACTAAGTAATCTGGATGCATATGAACAGTTAGATTTACCTATTGATGGTGATATATCTCCTGGTCTTTTAGATCAAGCATCAGAAGCTAGATCAGTACCACCTCCAGCTAATGTAGCTAGGAATATGGCAGATACTACTGCTATTAAAAACGGTACTTCTGTAGGTGATCCAGCTCCTATTATAACAGAAGCTATGAGAGAGAAAGGACTTATGATTGGTTCTCGTTCTCGTGATGCTGTTATGGGTGTAGCTGAAGAAACTAGAGATATTGGTAGATTCAATGCTGTTGTAGATGGTATTAGATATAGTGCTAAACAGATGAATGCTGCTGCATGGGATATCTATACAAGTATTATAGCTGCTGAGAATATAGATGATGTTAAACAATTATTTGTAACCAATAAAGATGTAAAGAACTTCTTGATGGGTAGGTTCAAAGTTGAGGTATTTAATGAAGAGCAAGCGAGAGCCGCTGCATTCGCTCTAAGAGACCTCACTGATAGATTCCTCGGAAGAGAGGTTACAGAAGCCTCAGCTAGGGTTATGGACACCCTTGGTAGAGAATCTGCCACACTAGCTGAGACTATACAGAAAGGTGGTCCTTATATAGATAATGCTAGAGTAATGGATCTCATTATTGAGAAGATGCAATTCTTATTAGATGAGTATGCTCTTAATAAATATCTATCTGGTTGGAGTTTAAGAAACAAAAATTGGTTTGATCAAGTTCCCCCTAAAGAATTAGATGATGTAATTGAACAACTTACTAAAGAATTTACTGATGTAGAAAATGCTATCCATGCTAGAAACTTAAGATTTACTAAAACACTACAAGAGTTAAAGAAAACCAAACCACATTTCTTACGTCCATTAGTTGATGCTTTTGCACATACAAATGGTGATGTTGATTCATTAGTTAAACTTAATAAATGGGCTGCTCAACAAGTATCCCCAGGTGGTATATTAAAAAGTCCTAATCCAAAAGAAATGAATCTCTTTGCTAAGAGTACTTGGGCTATCGTTATGAATAATGTATTATCTGGTTTATCAGCTTTTAATGCTGGATTAGGTAATACCTTCCAATTAGTAACAAGACCTATTACTGCATTCTTAGGACATGGTATTCTTGGACCATTGGATAACTGGAAAGGTTTGAAGATGTCAATATATGCTAATGGAGCTATCTTAGAAACAAATAGAAGAGCTTTAAATGATGCTTTTGAAATGATGAAAAAAGCTCATAAAGATCCTGATGCTATGATTAAAGCTTATCGTAAAGATTTCCAATTTCAAAATGATGCTAAATGGGATATCATGACAGAAATGAGAGATGCTTGGGCGAAAGAAGGTAATTATGGTAAGACTCTTCAATTTGATTTAGTAGATAATATGAGAAAATTATCTAGACATCCAGCTATGCGTTATGGAATGACTGCATTGGTATTCCCTGATGCTTATACTTCTACAATGTTATCACATTGGTTGTCTAGAATGAGGGCTTATGATGATGTATTCAATGAACTTGGTTATGCTAAAAAATCATCTATTCTAGTAGCTGAAGCACAGAATTATAAACAATTTTTTGATGCTGAGGGTATTATTAAAGATGATGCATTAAGAGCTATAGCTGGTGAAATTCAACTTAACTTAGATGATGGTTTAGCTAATTGGTTAAATAAAGGAACAACTGCTTATCCTATTAGTAAGTTTATGTTTATGTTCCCACGTACACAAAGTAATTGGGTTAAAGCATCTGCATCTTGGACTCCTTTATCACTTATACCTGGATTTAATAAGTATAGTAAAACTATATATGCTAGAAATGCTGATGATATAGCTGAAGCTTTAGCTGAACATGGTATTGATATGGCTAGTACACCTAATGCTCAAATGTTATTTGAACATCTTAGAGCAGAATATTTAGGTAGAATAGCTTTTAGTAGTATCATGGTAGGTAGTTTATGGTCATATGCTTTAGCTGGTAATCTTAGAGGTAATGGTCATTACAATGCATCACGTAGGAAAAAAGAAAGAGATCAATTTGGATATGAACCTAAGACTATTAATATAGGTGGTAAGTGGGTTTCTTATGAAGGTTTCATAGGTGTTGAACAAGTATTAAGTATAATGGGTGACTTAGCTTATTATATGAATGATCTTAATCAACCTTTAATAGAAGATTGGCAAGCTAAACTTATGTGGACTCTTTCTGCTAGTTTCTTAAATAATTCACCATTTCAAGGATTTGAACCACTTATAGCTGCTACTAATGGTGATTTAAGTGGTTGGAATAGAATAGTTGCTAATACAAGTAGATCTTTAATACCGTTATCTGGTGGTTTAGGTGTAGTTGCAAATGCTATTGATAGTGCTCAGAAAGATATTGAAGGTGAAATGTGGGAATATTTAGCAAATAGATTACCTTTATTTAAAAATGAATTACCTAATCAAATTGATATATGGACAGGTAATCCTTTAAATGATATAGATAATCCTATATTAAGAGGATTAAATGCAATAAGTCCTATTAAAATTAGTGGTACTAACGAACCATGGAGAGTATGGTTAAGAGACGTAGTTCAATATGATGGTATAAGTAGACTTAGAAGAGATTCCACTGGAGCTTATGAGTATACAGCACAAGAAAGAGAGTATATTTATACAAAAATAGGTGAAATGGAACTTTATAAAGAGATTGAAGCTTTAATGAATTCTAAAGAATTTGATAAAGAATTAAAAGAATTAAAAGCATATAGATCTAATAACTTTATAAATAAAAATAAAGCCTTACTCATTAGAAAAGAACTTTTACCAATTCACCGAAGAATTGATTATATACTTAGAAAAGCACAAAAAAGAGCAGAACAAATGTTACTTGAAGAAAGACCTGATATTGCTGAAACTATATATAGTCAAGGTCTTATGAATCATATGATGAAACAAGGTAATATTAAAGATGCTACAAAAATAAAAGATAACAAACAACTCATTCAATATGGGGGCTCACGATAAATAAACTATGGCTGTTACAGAACAATCGTATACAGGTAATGGCTCCACCACCAATTACTCATTCACATTTCCATATCTAAAGTCAACTGATATTGAAGTTCAGGTTGACGCAACCGTGACTACTGCATGGTCATTAGCCAATGCTACCACGGTACAATTTAATACTGCTCCATCTAATGGGGCTAAAATCAAAATATTAAGACAAACGAATGTTGACAATTTAACAGCCACCTTCTATGCAGGGTCTGCTATTAAATCGGAAGACTTAAATGATAACTATACACAGAACTTATATAAGACTCAAGAGATAGGTAATAGGTATTTTGCAACGACTGGTGGTACCATGACGGGTGACCTTTCCTTTGGAGAGGATGTAAAGCTTACGTTTGAAGGTGCGACTGATAATGCTCATGAGACTATACTTACTGTAGCTGATCCTACTGCTGATCGAACAATCACATTACCTGATACAACAGGTACGGTTGTAACGACTGGAGATAGTGGAACAGTTACATCTACAATGATAGCAGATGCAACTATTGCAACAGCAGATATAGCTAATAGTGCTGTAACTACTGCGAAGATAAATAATGATGCTATTACTGCAGATAAAATAGCTGATGATGTTGTTAACTCTGAACACTTTGCTGCAGGATCTATTGATACTGAACATATAGCAGATAGTCAGGTAACAACAGCTAAGATAGCAGGAGACGCAGTAACAGGAGCTAAAATTGCAGACGACTCAATTAATTCTGAGCATTATGTTGATGGTAGCATTGATACTGCTCATATTGCCGACAGTCAGGTAACAACTGCTAAGATAGCAGATGACGCAGTTACGACTGCTAAAATAGCAGATGACGCAGTTGTTGCAGCTAGTATAGCAAATGGAGCTATTAATAATGCTCAATTAGCAGATAACATTTTATCATCTACTAAATACATTGATGGTTCTATTGAAACAGCTAAGATAGCAGACGCTCAAATTACTACAGCAAAGATAGCAAACACTGCTGTTACTAATGCTAAACTAGGTGCTGATTGCATAACTCAAGATAAAGTAGCAGATGATGCTATTCGTACAGAACATTTAGCCGATCAAGCTGTTACTACAGCCTTGATAGCTGATGCTGCTGTAAATAATTCTAAGCTGGGTGCTGATTGTATTAGTGAAGACAAGATAGCTGATGATGCTGTACGAGAAGAGCACTTAGCAGATAATGCTGTAACTACTGCACGTATAGCTGCTGATGCAATCAATGGAAGTAAAATAGCTGATGATTCAATTAACTCAGAGCACTATGTAGACGGTAGTATAGATACAGCTCATATAGCTGACTCACAAGTTACTACTGCTAAGATAGCTGCAGATGCGGTTACTGATGCTAAGATAGCTGATAATGCCGTTACAACAGATCATATAGCCGATGCTGAACTCACAACGCTTGCTGGTATGCAGTCAGGTACTGCATCTATTCTCGCTGGGGGTACTGCTCTTACTGCTACTCTCGCTGAAATTAATACAGTGGTTGACGGTAAAGGCGTTCAAACAACTATATCTGACAGTGATGCTCACTACCCAACTTCAGGAGCTGTCGTTGATTATGTTGCTGCACAAATTGCTCCCATAGGTGGTTTAGAAGTTATTGCTAATGAAGATGCTTTCCCTACTACACAACCTGCTTCTGGTGTTGTTATATCAATAGCTGATGCAGCTGGTGTTGTTGTTAATGGTAGTGGTGTATCTACTACTGCTAGAACATCAGGAAATGGATCTGATAATGTTACTATTAATAATTTCCCTTCTAGTCTTTATAGTGAAACACTAGCTAGTGGTAATGGTCTAATGGTAACTTCCACTGGATCAAGTCATACATATAATTATCATAAACTATTAGCATCTGAATCTGATGTTAAACAGTTATCTGATGATATCAATGATTTCAATAGTAGGTATCGTATTAATGCTGGAGAACCTGGATCTAATAATGATGATGGTGATTTAGTATGGGATACTAGTGCTGATAAGATGAAGGTGTATGATGCTACAGCTTCTGCTTGGAAAGAAGTAACATCATCTGGTGATTTTAAATTCTTAGTTGCAGTTGATGCTGGTACAACTACAGCAGCTACATTTGATGGAAGTGATACAAGCTTTGATTTAAAAGAAGCTACTAACTCTGGTAGTGCAGCTAGTGTTACTAATATCAATCAGTTAATGGTTGTATTAAATGGAGTTGTACAAAAACCAAATGCTGGTTCTTGGAGTGGTTCTGGAGAAGGTTTCTATCTAACAGATTCTGATACAATTAGATTTGCAACAGCACCTCCAACTGGATCAACTTGTTTTATAGTTCAATCTGGTTCTGCTGTAAGTATTCCTACACCAGGAGATAATACAGTAGCTACAGCTAAGATACAGAATAGTGCTGTAACTACAGATAAGTTAGCTAGTGACGCAGTAACAGGTGCAAAGATAGCAGATGATGCTGTAGGTGCTGAACATATAGAACAGTTAGATGCTGATTTATCTTTTGCAGATAGTGTTAAAGCTAAGTTTGGTGCAGGTAATGATTTAAATATATACCATGATGGAACTAATAGTTATCTCGATAATGTTACAGGTGCAGTTCGTATAAGAACAAATAATAATGAAGATTCCGTTTATTGTTATGCTAATGCACAAGTTGAGTTATATCATGATAATGAGAAAAAGATAGAAACCAAAACAAATGGGGCAATAGTTCAAGATCTAACAGCATCAGGAGCTTATTTAGATATAAAAGGCTCAGATGGTGTAAATGGAAAAGTATATGGAGTAAGTGGTACTACTATAGGTTTATTAGATGCTCAAAATCATTATGTAATAAAAGGTGTAAAAGATGGTGCTGTAAGCTTATATTATGATAATGACGAAAGGATTAAAACTGAACAAAATGGTACACAAATATTTAGAGGCGGTGAAGTCTTTAATTGGATAACACGTACAGATACAGGTGCCGATAATAATTGGTTAGGTTGCTTCATCTTTAAAGGTAATAATGATGCAAGTGAAGGTACTGAATTTGCAAAGATTTTAGCTGCATCAACAGATGTTAGTGATGGTACAGAAGATGGAAAACTACTTCTGCAGACCATGAAGGCTGGAACGATGACAGATTCATTACACTTGGAATCTGGATATACTAGAACACCTAATAATCCACTTGTAATGCTATCATTAACTGCTAATCAATCAGTAGCTAATACTACTACACATAATATAGATTGGGCAGTAGGGGTTAATAGAGGTAGCAATTTTGATGCTAGTAATGAAAGGTTTACTGCTCCTATTGCTGGTGATTATTTATGTACTATAGATATACAATTTACACAGAATGTAGATCAATTACATACAGGTATACAGAAAAATGGTGGTTCTCCTGCTACGCATTATGATGCATGGGTAAATCATGGTGATGATACTCGTGGTGATTGTAGAGCAGTCGTAGTTGAACTAGCTGCTAATGATTATATCACTTTCCATACTTATCAAGGAGATGGAGATGCTAGAAACTTAGAAGCATATCGAACACACGCCAGTATTAAAATGGTAGGTTAAATTAACTAATTATGGATTATACAATTACTGTCACAGACACGCAAAAAAAATCACTGGAATATATAACTCCAGACGTTGATGATTGGATTACTAATGCTGCTACTAATAGAGCAAGGATAGCTAAAGATGATATCATTGATCAATTAGTAAAACATTGTAATGCTAATTCAATAGCTATCGCTACAGGTGAAGATGCACAGGTAACTCAAGCTTATACATTAGGAGTTGTTAAAAAAGCAGTTAAAGCTGGAGATCCTTAAATATGGCATTAACAGAAGTCAATTCTTTAGGTATAAAGGATGGTGAAGTAAAAACAGCTGATATAGCTGCTGATGCGATTACAGGAGCTAAGATTGCAGACGATGCAATTGACTCCGAACATTACACAGACGGAAGTATAGATGCAGCTCATTTATCAAGTGATGCAGTAACAGGTGCTAAGATTGCAGACGATGCTATAGATTCAGAGCATTATACTGATGGTAGTATAGACGCAGTTCATTTATCAGATGACGCTGTATCAACAGCTAAGATACAAAATGACGCAGTTACTGGAGCAAAGATAGCGGATGACGCAGTAGGTGCTGAGCATATAGAAAGATTAGATGCTAACTTACAATTAGGAGATAATATTAGAGTTCAGTTTGGTGCTGATGATGACTTCTCTATTAGACATGATGGAACTAATTGCCAGATAACAAATACCACTGGCAATCTAATAATTGCAGATGCAACTGATACAATGTACCTCCAATCAGATGTAGGTATTAGATTAACTGATGTCAATGGTAATGAGAATTTCTTAGTAGCAAATGATAATGGTTCAGTTGATCTCTATCATGATAATTCTAAAAAGTTAGCCACAGATTCAACTGGAATTTCAGTTTTCGGTATTGAAGGTGGTGCTGCACAAATTCATATCAAAGCAGATGAAGGTGATGATAATCCTGATATATGGAGAATTTTAGCTGAACCCTCTGGTCCTGAATTAAATTTCCAAAGTTATAATAGTGGTAACTATATAAATAATTTAAGACTAACTGGAGATCAAGGTTGTGAATTATACTATAATAATAGTGTAAAATTAGCTACTACCAATGCTGGTGGTACTCTTACAGGTACTTGGGCTGGTGTAGGTAAGGTTCTACAGTATGTACAAACAACTGATTATACTCATGTAACCTTAGCAGATAATGGTGATAATTATAGTCAGTTAAATACAAGTATTACTCCTTCTGCTGCTGCAAGTAGAGTATTAATTATAGTATCTCTAGGTTTAGTTAGTACAGACAGTGCAGCTGATATGGGTTGGTCACTTCTAAGAGATACTAATGGATGGCTTGGAGTACCAAGTAGTACTGGTGCTACTAATGAAGCTACCTTCGGTGCATTTATGAATGAGGGTTCTGGATGGGCTGTTAGTTCAACTATGGCATTTATTGACCATCCAAATACCACTAGTCAAGTTACATATAAAGTAATATCAAGAGCTAATAGTACTAGAGATATGGTAATAAATAGACGAGGTTCAGATAATGCTCTTAGAGTATCAAGTTTTATGCAACTATTAGAATTAGCTTAATTATGGCAAATGAAATAACCCCCTTTGATGCTGTAAGATCGTTAAAACCTGGTGTAACCTTTGGATGGAATCCTGACACAAAAGAAATTACAGGTTGGGATACTTCTAAAGGTTCACCACCTTCAGACTCTGAAATAGAGACTGAAGTTAATCGTCTACAAGCAGAATATGATTCAAAGGAATATCAAAGAAAAAGAAAACCACTGTATCCTTCAATAATCGATCAATTAGATATGCAGTATTGGGACCAAGTAAATGGTACTACTACATGGAAAACAGCTATAGATAAAATCAAAGCAGATAATCCTAAACCATGATAGATATACCTAGAGCTAACCTACCCAAGGCTCTAGATATACCTCAGATGTATCTAAGACAGCCAAGAGGGTTAGTACCATCATATAGACCTATGGTCATCCCTCCAGCTGATTTAGAACGTCCAGAGGAAACAGAACCTGCAGATGATGAGAAAACAGAACAGCCAGAACCACCAAGTTTAAAGATACCTGTAATAGATATACAGATGCCAATACCTGAAACAGCGGTAGTGGTAACGGCTGTAACGACAGCTGTAGTGGCAGTAACAACAACTACCATTACTCAATCTTTATTTGAACCAATTAAAAAGAAAGTACAGAAACAATTACAAGCTAAAGTCAACAAATGGAAGGAAAACCGCAAGAAAAAAAAGGACTCCTCAAAAAACTCAAAGACGGAATAGAGGACCAAGAAGCCCAAATACAGATCCTTGGAACATTCGTCAGGCTTGGCGTTGTGGTTTGGTCTGGATTTATTATAACTTTAAATTATGTAGAAATACCAATGGTCAAAAAATCTGGTAACTCAGATATCACGTTCGTTGCTTCGGTGTTTACAGGAGCATTGGCGACTTTTGGCTTGGCTACTGGTAATTCTAAAGATAAGGGTAATGCAACACCCGTCAACTGTCCTATGGTAAAGAAAAAAGAAGAATGAAGAAATGGTTATTACTCTTAATGCTGGCATCACCCACGGTGGCAAGAGCCGAATTAGTTACCCCTCAATTCACCCAGGGAAGCATGAATTCAACAACAACTACGACCCAAGAGATAACCGAGGAAATAACCACCACAACTTATGGGTCAGCCTTAAACAAATGGTCTGGGGACAATATAACCCATACCTCAACCTCTTCAGGAGGTATAGCGGATTCAGATTCCGTATTCAACATGACAACAGCAGGGAGCGACTTCTCTCTAGAGATAGTAACAAGAGCAGCCAGTCAAGTTCTAGAGGTAACAGAAATCGAAAGAACTATAGAAACTACTGCTACTACTACCTCGCTCTCTGTCTTCTCACAATAGGAGTACCTGTATATGCTGGTGAAGGAGAAACCAACAATACTTCAAACCCTGTGGCAGCGGCTACAGGAAACGTTACAAACCAAGCTGTTCAATTCCAGAACAATGGAGCCCCGTCTCGTCAAGTATACGGTCCCAATTCGTCCTGTAATGGAGCAACAATGACATTTAGCCCATTCTATATGGGCAATCATACCACTCCTTTTGATGATACTATGAGTCAACAAAGCTATACTGTAGCTGAGAACTGGGGGTTCCAAATTAATTTTATGGTTCCCCTAGATGGCTCTACTGTAGAAATATGTAAATCGATAGCTAGAAGACATGCTGCAAAGATGGATTTAGATTATGAACTTGTCCGTGCTTTAAAGTGTGCAGAGATACAACAAAAAGGTTTTATGTTAGTACCTGGTTCTAGGGTATATCATATGTGTGAAGACGTAGTACCTATAGTAGCTTTTAATAAGGTTATTAAGACAGAACAAAACAAACAATGTAAACCTATAAAGAAAAAATACCCATGGCAAAAGCAAAAGCAGCTGTGTCCGAAAAAGTTTCAACCGATAAACCCGCAGCAGCTTCTAAATCCGTTAGCAAAGTTTACGGAAAAACCCAAGCAAAGTCCACTCGTGGCACCTTAGATAAAAGACCTTAATCCCCACTATACCAATGCTATTAATTATCAAACCCATCCTTTTCGCCTTCTTGAAGTCAGACTCAGTGAAGAAACTTGTAGTAGATCTACTAGAAGCATATGTAGCTAGAACTGATAACAAGCTTGATGATCAGGCATTAAAAATTGTAAAAGAAAAACTATTTAGTTCATAACTATGAGTCACCATAATGACGAATTCAAAGAGCCTATAGGTTATTACCAATTAACCTGTACTGATAATGATCAGAATGTTTCTATCCCCTGGGCTCACAGATTAGTTGAAATATATGTTAGAGACAAAGATGCTAGAATTGCTTTTAATGAGTCTTCAGGTTCTACCACTACGTTTGTAGCAGCAGGTCAGAAGTATAAGTTTAAATTACCTTGGAACCAGACTAATCTAGCTAATACCAAGATACATGCACGTAATAATGCATCTGGTCAAGAATCAAACTTAATGATTATAGCTTATAAAGAGGATTCCTAATGGAACAAGTATCAGTAATCCCTAAAAAGGCTACTGAAAATAAGTTTAATGAGTTACATAACTTGGTTACTGAAGAATTCTTAACTAGAGTTCGTAGTGGCCAAGCTACTACTCAAGATTTAAAAGCAGCTTGTGACTGGCTGAAAACAAATGATATTACTGGAGTACCATATGAAGGTACACCATTAGATAAATTAGCAAAAGTCATACCACAAGTAGATCCAAACTTAGTACAAAGTAGACTTTATGGCAAAAACTTCAACAGAGCAGTATCGTACAAACGCTAAATCTCGTGCTAAACATGTACGAGATAATAGCCCAGGCGGTAAATATGCTCATTCTAAAAAATATAAACGAGACCACGCTGCTGCAAGATCAAGTTTAAAGATAGGTAAGGGGTCTACTATGGATGCTTCTAAGCAATCCGATGGCTCCTATAAAGCAGAGAGTCGGAAGACGAATCGTGGAAGAGGAGGAGCTAAGAGGAGGTAAGTATGGGAGCACTTCTAAGTGAGGAAGAACAGAAAGAACTTTATCCTGATACTCCTGTTATAGGACAAGGTGATCCTAAAGATCCACATTTTAAAAAAACACCTCCTACCTTTCAAGATATAGTAAATAACTATGAACAACAACTTATAAGGAGAGGAGGATCTTTAAAACCAGATAGATACTCACTAATTGATGAATGGAAAAATAGGGATGTAGGAGGAGGTCTTAATGCAAATATTGATCAATGGTTTATAGATAAATGGGAAGGTTTGGGAACAGAAAAACAACAATTAATATTAGATGGTATTAGACTTATAAGTGAAGGTAAGAAGATAACAAAAGAAAATTGGCTGAAATATCCTGCTGAATCTACATTCTGGCATGTTTTTGATACTGCAGCAGCGATTATGGGTCCAATATATCAAGCAGGTACTGATTTTACTGCAAACCTTGCTTATGGATATTTAAATATGAATCCAGATTTAGTAAAAAAGGTCAATATTATTAATCAGCTTAGAACAGGTAAAGTACTTCCATTCTTACCTACTAGAATACCAGGAGTTAAAACTTCAATCTTACCAGGAAATAAACTACTACCATCTGCTAATAAAGTTATACCTCCAACCCCTGGCTCAAATACTAAAAATATTACTGATTTTGCTAAAATATTAGATATAGCTGATGGTTCTGAATTTAGTACATTTAATAGAGCTAGACAGATAAAAGATTTTACATCTGGTAGTTTACGAAAGGGTAGTTTATTTTCTCCAAACTATAGACCACCTAATATGATGTTTGCTCAAATAGATGGTATTCAACTCCCTATATGGAATCAAACACCATATGATGCTAATGCATTTAAAACTTTATCTGACGAACTTATTAAAAAAAGTGAAGGTCTTGTATTAGATTATAGAGGATCTGCTAAATACAATTCGACAGTATTTAAACCATTAATGGACAGAATAGGTGGTCCTGAAACTTTTTACAGTATTTTAGCTAATAATCCTAGATTTTCCAAGATTGAACATATAGTTGCAAAAGGATCACATATGAATTGGTATTGGGAGATGACAGGTAAAAATAGACATGCTCCTGAAAATGTTAGATTACTTTTAAATGATAAATTCGATAAGTTTAAAAATACAGCAGAAACAGTTTTATTAGGTAATTCTCAAAATAATTATAGTGGAATAGGTTTACTAAATCCAGACCATAGTCAACGGATTATACTTGGTTTGGAAAAAGTACCTATGATGCAAAAACTAGGTATATCTCCTGTAGCACAAAATCAACCTGGAGATCTTGTGTTAAAAAAAGCTGGTTCAGGGAAAATTATTGGTAGATTAGGTGAATACTTAGATATACTCTATTCTGATGAACAAGCTTTGATACAAGGTTTAATAGAAAAAGGTATAATAAAAACCACTTATACAAGACAAAAACCAAAATCAGGTGTTACAAAACTTGAACCTGGTCAAGTCAATGTTAATCTTAGAGAACAAATACCTTATTCAGATTCTAGTATTCAAAAACAATTAACAGCTTGGCGTACAAAGATAATTAGAGAACGTATAGAATTAATAGTTGCAGAAGCTCCTAATTTAAAAGGATTAAGTCAAAAGAAAATAAATCAAATTATCAGTGAAGCTTTAATTGAGGATATGACATATTTAAGAGATCAATATCCATTTATTAGTAGTCGATTTGATAGAGCTATAGAAAATGTTACAAAATCAGAATTTACCGAACAAGTAGATGGAGAAACTTTTTATAAGTCTTCATTAAAGACTGGTCCTATAGAACAAGTACCAGCTTCTATTAAAGGAGGTGGTAAGCAAAAGAAAGTAACTTTACGTATTGGTAGAAACAAAAGAATTGTAGCAAGAGAAGTTACATTGACAGATGGTACTAAAGAATATTATATAAAAGGCTCTATAAAAATTAAAGATGGTAAAAGAATCCCTATTTTTGATAAACTATATGATGGACCAATTACTAGAGTAGAGTATGGACCTTTTAATGAAAAAATAGATCAGTTTAATCCAACTCAATTAAATTGGTTGAACGAGTTATTTGATGACTGATGAATACATTAACTGCCTTACAACAAGACTTTAAACTATTCCTACAAGCATTATGGGGGCAACTTGACCTACCACATCCTACGAGAGCCCAGTATGCAAT